ATAAAGAGTACAGGCACGATCCTGATTTGAAGCCAGAAAGCATTGCATCGTCTGGATATGTGGTGGACACGTACACTGCGGCAATGTGGGCGTTCCAATCGACAGATAACTTTGAGGATTGTGTGATAGCCGCTGTCAACAGAGGAGATGATGCAGACACTGTTGGTGCCGTTGCCGGTATGATAGCTGGCGCACACTATGGTTATACAAAAATACCCAAGCACTTCACAGACGATTTGATGTGGCACGATAGATTGTTTAGTGCTGCCGTCAAACTACACAGGAGATAAGACATGCTGTCTATTGAAAGATTAGCAGAAGAATACTGTTCTTCACATGATTTCAAGAACTTACGTGAAGAAACTAAGTTGCATTATAAATATCTTTTACGTGTTATGTTTGACACAGAGATGTCCGACACTAGGCTTGGTGTGATGGATCATGCGTCCATTACGACAAAGCAAGCCAAGATGGCTTACGACTTTTGGTGTGATCGTGGTATTCCATTTGCGAATCATGTAATGGCTACGACGCGCATCTTGTTTAACTATGCAGTGAGGATGGAGCATTGCAATCTAAACCCATTCTCATCCGTCCGTAGACGCTCCTCCAAGCCACGTAAAGTGCTTTGGGGTAGGGAGGATATACAGAAGCTGCTAGACGCCGCCTACAGCGATTTTAGCACCCGAAATATTGGACTGATAGCGCACATGGCATACGCTTGGTGTCAGCGCGTGGGTGACATGCGTCTTCTTACATGGGATACTATACAATTTGATAAGGCACGTGTACATATTGAACAATCAAAGCGTAGGGCAGAGGTATTCTTGCCCATAGACGACGACTTGCTCGACATGTTACAACAACAGAAAGAGGATTTTGGATTCCAAAAGTGGGTTGCGCCAAGACCACAACCTGTTGGTGGTGAATACATCCCATATAGCGAGTACAAGCTGCCACTACATGCAAGAAAGTTGATGGACGAGGCTGGTTTGTCAAGAGAACTGCGACTATCTGACCTGCGGCGCACAGGCACAACAGAAATGGTTGAGGCAGGTGTAGGAATAGGACAAATCATGTCGGTAACAGGACATGCTAATCCACAATCAGTAAAACCATACATGAAAAATACGTATGCTAGTGCAAATAATGCCTTGACAGCACGTAAATCGTATGGTAAAAGCACTTAACTGCCGCACAGGAGAGAGTATATATGAATAATATATATAACATTATAAGTGATATGAATGTACCAGTTGGTACGACAGTTAGAACTAAGTGTCCTAGCTGTGGGCAACGTACATTTACAGTGACTAATAATATGGGATCACTTGTATGGAATTGTTTTCGTATGTCTTGTGATCTCAAAGGTGGAACACGTGTGCGTATGTCAGCGGATGATATTCGTGTGCAGCTATCTGATGCAGAACGCTTTGCAGAAGACAGCTTTGTTATGCCGGAGTATCTTGTTCCGCATAACTACGACGTGATTGAGTGGGCTAGTGAGTTGTATGGGCTTGACGCAGAAGAGTTAGGCTTGCTGTATGATGTGCGTGAGCATCGCGTTGTGTTTCCTATCAAACATAACGGCAAAGTTGTGGATGCTACAGGACGTGCGCTTGGTAAGCGTCTGCCTAAATGGCGTCGATATGGAAAAAGTGGCTTGCCATATGTTAGTGGCTGTGGTAAAGTCGCCGTAGTTGTTGAGGACTGCGTGAGTGCCGCTGTAGTTGGTAGCGGTAATGCTGTCGGGGTTGCTGTGCTTGGGACATCTTTGTCTGATGCACACAAAAAATATCTCGCGCAGTTCTCAACAGCCATCATTGCACTTGATCCCGATGCAGTGCGTAAAACTTTAATGATGGCAAAAGAATTGAGAGGACACGTCAATAATGTTCGTGTTCTCTACTTGACAGACGATCTGAAATATCGTAATCCAACTGACATGAAAAACCTAGCCGACATAGGAGATGTTTAATGGAAGTAGCAATGTTAAGAAGTCTGATGGACAAAGGATTCTACGATGACCATCGTGGTGCCAAGTGTCCTGACAGGCTCTTTAGTTCTGACAATAGGAAGATTAAACAGACAATAGACAGAGCCATGGATCACTACAATCGTAGCGTGACTCCAGATGAAGTTGAGGCTTTGTTTTTGTCTAACAATCCTACGATGACGACAGCGCAGCGCAATGGGTTTGCTAGTCTGTTTTCTCAAATTAAACGAGAAGAGACTATGGGCAACGACATAGCACAAGAAGTGTTGTCTAAGTTATTTCAAAAAGTCGTAGGCGAAGACATAGCAAACATTGGATTTGACATGGTGAGCGGAACAGGTGGGACAATGGAGTCTCTACGTAATCTCATAGAGAGATATGGAGATGACTTTACTCCCAACCTGAATATCGAATGGGATGATATTACTATTGAAAGCCTGATAGCTAAAGCTGAATTGGAAGCACGTTGGTCTTTCAACATTCCTCCTGTTGCTCGTAAGATAGAAGGCGTCAGTGCTGGTCAACTTATAGAGGTGGGCGCACGTCCTAATACTGGAAAGACATCGTTCCACGCCAGCCTGATTGCCGCACCAAATGGGTTTGCACATCAAGGCGCAAAATGTATTGTGCTGTGCAACGAAGAGCCTACACATCGTGTGGGTGCAAGATATCTCACAGCCGCCGCAGGAATGTCGGCACGTGAGGTGAAAGGCAACATGGCGAAAGCCAAGTCATTGTATGAGCCTGTGATGAATAACATCAAGATTAAGGAGGCGTCTGGACGTGACATGAATTGGGTGGAGTCTGTTGCCAAGACATATCGGCCTGACATTCTTGTTCTTGACATGGGTGATAAGTTTAAGGCAGAGGGAGGTTTTGCCCGACAGGACGAAGCACTTAAAGCCTGTGCCATCCATGCGAGGCAGATTGCGAAAGCGTATGACTGTGCTGTATTCTATATGTCACAGTTGTCTGCTGATGCAGAGGGCAGGACACAACTAAATCAAAGCATGATGGAAGGATCACGCACAGGCAAGGCTGCAGAGGCTGACCTGATGATCCTGATTGGAAAGGCTGCATCAGTAGAAGGACAAGATGAAGACAGTCCGATGCGGCATATTAACATTGTCAAGAACAAGTTGAATGGTTGGCATGGTATGGTCAACTGTGAACTTGACTACTTGACAGCAAGATACGAGGGGTGATATAAGATGCTAGGATTAATAGTGACTTTTGCTTTTGCTATGTTTGCACAAGATAATGCAGAGTTTATCAAAGATGCAGAACAGAAGCGTAGCGAAGGCTATCGGTTTGAGTATACTGGTAAGCATGATGCTGATCCTGCTATCCCGCACATTGATATGGGCGGCAAAGTATACTTTAGTATGAGGAAAGAGTAGAGATGAAGATGTCAGATAAAAGTTCCGTATGTGACGGTGAAGACCTCGAATATTCCAAGCATGATATTCCAGAGTTAAAAGAACTTCTAATAGAAGCAGAAAAGGACGCCAAACAATGTGACCTAGACAACTATCACAAGGACCGATATTCTAACAGGCACAGACGCGAAGTCTGTAGAATAAAAAAACTCATAGAGTTAATACAGCTTTGCGATGTTGTTGAAGACTACGATTATGGGTTGGCATTGGTGAATAGAAAGTTTATAGTCAGTCTTAGTGATAACAATTGGCGGGTGTTGGGCAAGAACAAATGGTATAAACACAAGCATGACTTGAAACATTTCGTGGACAACTATGTATATAAGGACGGGAACAATGAAGCTAACACTTGATGTAGAGAACACAGTCACACATCGTGACGGCAAGATGCACTTAGACCCATTTGAGGCTGGCAACAGCCTGACTATGGTGGGTATGCTGACTGACCAAGGCCAGTGCCTTACGTTCCCATTTGATCACGCTGATTGTCCTAATCAGGAGGATCACTACGAGCGTGTACAGATGATGCTTGACGAAGCTACTGTGCTGATAATGCACAACGCAGCACACGATCTACTGTGGCTGTGGGAGAGTGGCTTTAAGTATGATGGTCCTGTGTTCGACACGATGTTGGCTGAGTATGTCCTGCAACGTGGCATCAAGGAGCCGCTTTCATTGCAAGCGTGTGCTGAACGATATGATCTTGACACTAAAAAGCAAGACACGTTGAAAGAATACTTTAGAAAAGGATACAGCACCCGAGACATTCCTTACAACGAACTGTGTGAGTATCTGATCGCTGATTTAGAAGCTACGCAGCAATTGTCTGACAGGCTGATGTATCGGCTAAACACACCAAAGGATAGTGGTCTGATGGGTACTGTTGACCTGACCAATCAGGTTGCAGTGTGTCTTGCTCGTATCTATCAGCGTGGTTTCACGGTGGATAGCAAGGCACTGGAAGAGGTGCGTGAGGAGTTTGAGCAGGAACGTGATCAACTTATTGTTGATCTGCAAAGACATGTTCGTCGTCTCATGGGCGATACACCCATAAATCTAAACAGTCCAGAACAATTGTCTTGGGTCATTTATAGCCGTAAAGTAAATGACAAACAGTATTGGTCACAAGAGATTGATCCATACATGGATGAGAGAGACTTTAGGAATCTAATAAACGCTCACACGACTAAGCTGTCAAAGACAAGAGCGGTGCAGTGTCGTGAGTGTAATGGCACCGGATATATCCGCAAGACAAAAAAGGATGGCACACCATTTGCCAAGCCTAGTCGTTGTAAAGTGTGCGACACACAAGGATATTTATTTCAACCGACAAATCAGGTTGCAGGTTTGAGGTTCAAGCCACCATCCCCAAAGTGGGCAAGTGCAAATGGCTTTAGCACAAGCAAAAATAATTTGGCTATACTAGAAAATGCTGCTAAGAAAAAGGGATCAACAGACACAGTTGATTTCCTATCTAAGATAAGAAGATTGTCGGCGGTTGAAACCTACTTGTCCTCTTTCGTTGAGGGCATAAAGATGTTTACTAAGCAGGATGGTAAGCTGCATGTCCGCTTGCTACAGCACCGCACTGCAACTGGTCGCCTGTCAGGTGCAGAGCCTAACATGCAGAACATGCCACGTGGCGGCACTTTCCCAGTTAAGAAGGTGTTTGTGTCCCGGTGGGAAGGTGGCAAGATTATGGAAGCTGATTTCGCACAGCTAGAGTTTCGTGCAGCAGCTTTTTTATCACAAGATGGAGTAGCAATAGATGAAGTATCTACGGGATTTGATGTACACGCATATACCAGTAAAGTTATTACTGATGCTGGTCAACCGACAAGTCGCCAAGAAGCAAAAGCGCATACGTTCGCGCCGCTTTATGGAGCAACGGGCTTTGGGAGAACTACAGCGGAAGCAGAATATTATACGCACTTCACGGAGAAATACAAAGGCATCGGAGTATGGCACTCCCGATTGGCTAAAGAAGCTGTAAACACTGGTTATATTACCACGCCATCTGGCAGACAGTTTGCTTTTCCTGATGTAGTGCGTAAGACAAATGGTCGTGTATCACACTTCACGCAAATAAAAAACTATCCTGTGCAGTCATTTGCTACTGCTGACATTGTACCTGTGGCATTGTTGCACATAGAAAAATTACTTGACAGCATGCAGTCTTGCGTGGTAAACACTGTGCATGATAGCATCGTAATAGATGTCCATCCTGATGAAGAACAGCGAGTAATACAAATAATTCAGGATACTAACAAGGTGCTGCCTGACTTGATCACTACACGTTGGGGATTAGTGTTCAATGTTCCGTTAGAACTAGAGGCAAAAATTGGCCCCAACTGGCTTGACACGAAAGACGTGTCGTGATATAACTATGATTTCTGACTCGAAAGAAGGAGTATAAAATACATGAACGAGATCACAACTATTGACACTAATAACTATGCTGCTATGGCAAAGGCTATGGGTGTCGCCAATGAAGGCACAAGCAACAAGAAGTCGAGTACACTTGCTCGTCTTCGTATTCATCACACTCCCATCATGGGCATCGCAGATGTCAATGGCAAGAGAGTGAATGTAGAAGTCGTTGAGGGGGGGCAGTATAAACTGGAAATTCCAGATGGGCCAACTTATTACGCTTCTGCTGCGCGTATCCGTCCATACATGCAACGCTTTATGTACAAGCGTTTCATCATGGCATCAGGCACTTCGCCCAACAGGTACGTGAAGACTGTCATGGCTGACAATCTAAACATTGACTTGAAAGATAACGATGGTGGTTTTAACTGTGGTAAGCCAGCAGGCTACATTCAAGACTTCAAGTCGCTGCCTGAAAAGACTCAAGACTTGATCAAACAGATCAAACGAGTGCGTGTAATCTTTGGCACAGTTGAGTTGGTTAATCCTACGGATGATCAAGGAAACTCTGTCGAACTAGGCTCTACTCCATTTATATGGGAAGTAGACAATCGTGATGCTTTCAAAGGTTGGGGTGAGGTGTTCTCTACTTTCGCCAAGCAAAAGAGATTGCCTATTCAACATATTGTAGAAGCCGCTACAGAAGAGCGTCCATTGCCTAATGGCAATAGTTTCTTCTTGCCTGTGAACACTGTAAACCTGACCAATATCGTAGATATTGAACAGTCTGACCAAGAGTTGTTTACTGACTTCATGGCATGGGTTCAAAACTACAATGAATACATCATTAATACGTATGCCGAAAAAGCTACAGCGCATAATGATGAGGATGATATTGAGATTACTGACAGCTTGTCAGATATGATTGATATTGACGACGAAGAGGTAGTGCAATGAACCATCCTGCTGAACTGGCGTTGCATAAGTACATGGAGAGTGCTGCTAATGGAAAGTCCACAATGTCTGTGGAAACTATCCAGCAAGTAGGACAAGATGTAATGTGCGCACTTGCGCGTCAGTTTGGTGGGGGCAATAAGCGTGACGAGTTTGGTCTGCGTATGTCTAATGTGGGCAGACCATCTTGTCAGCTTTGGTTTGAAAAAAATGAACCAAAAAAAGCATTGCCGCTACCTACAACATTTGTTATGAACATGATGATTGGAGACATCGTTGAAGCTGTCTTCAAAGGTTTACTTACAGAAGCGGGGGTAAAGTATGAGGACGATGACAAAGTTACGCTCAACCTTGATGATGATACATCCATCTCTGGCACCTATGATGTTGTTATTGACGATGCTGTTGATGATATTAAGTCCGCATCTAATTGGTCGTACACTAATAAGTTTGAATCCTTTGACACTCTTAGACAGGGTGATGCTTTTGGGTATGTAGCACAGCTTGCTGGCTATGCAAAGGCATCAGGCAAACGTGCTGGTGGCTGGTGGGTAGTGAATAAATCTAATGGTCAGTTTAAGTACGTGCCAGCGACAGGTATGGATGTAAATAAAGAGGTAGAAAAAATTAGGCAAACGTCTGACACTCTAAAAGAAAATAGGTTTGAGCGTTGTTTCGATGCTGTTCCTGAAAAATTTAGAGGTAAAGAGACAGGCAACATGGTGCTAGATCAGAACTGCGTATTTTGTAAATACAGGTTTTCTTGCTGGCCTAATCTACAGGAACTACCATCTGTAATGTCACAGGCAAAGCAACCAAAGACTGTTTCATATGTAAGTCTGGCAGAAAAATATGCCTAATCACAAAGCGTTTCGTGCAGCACGGAAGTACGGATACAGGAGTGGTCTTGAACACAAGCTGTCTATATATCTAGACGAACTCAAGATAACTTATACATATGAGAAGTTAAAAATTGAGTGGGAAGATTTAGCTTACAGGACATATACTCCTGACTTTGTGTTACACAATGGCATTATTATTGAGACA